CATTTCTTAACTTCGGTCATGAAGTTAAAGTTGAGAACATTGCGTACCATATAAGCGATGTAATCTTTTGTCAATCAAAGGTTATACAGTATGAGCCAGGTAAATATAAGTTTGTTAGATTTCCACATAAGATATTTTCCACTGCATTGGTCGGTGCTAAGTATTTTAATGATCGAGGGGGGTCGTCCAAGCTTATAAATACCATCGGACTCTGTGAGTCAATCTTAAATTATGGTGTTCCACTCAGTGAAGAGTATGGGCGAGCATTAATGCGAAACTCTGGAACAGATGAGATAATGAAATTCACAGAAGCTGATGATATGTGGTTCAAAATACATCGTGAGTTGAAGATGTTCAACTTGAAAATGGTACAACGTGTTAACTATAAACCGATTCACCCAATTGCTAGGGAGTCATTTTTTCAAGCATTTGGCATAACTGTGGACGAACAATTCCGGATTGAACACAAACTTTCTCAGTGGGAGTTTGGGATAGGGGGTAGAAATGTTTTGGGGGATGAATGGGACGTGCAGAACTGGTACCGTAGCGCGATCCATACCTCTGAGATCTATCCCTTATAGGGTATGGCCCGTAATAAGTCAAAACCCGCTCCCAAAATGACTGCACGTCGTGTGGTCAAGAAACAGCCCAAATGCCAAAAGGCTGTACAATATGAACAATCATCCGCGGAACCTAGATCTATAGGAAACCGAGTTGGATCTGCAATCGGTGGATTCGTGGGTGATTATGCTCAAAAGGCATTCAAACTGATCACAGGTTTGGGTGCTTATCAAGTCCAATCCAATACTCTTGTGGGTAATGGTGATGGAATTCCTCAATTCCTTCAGCGTGGTGCTGGGATTGAGTTGGTACATCGAGAGTTTATTCAAGATGTTACAGGAACAGTGGATTTCCTTAATGCGATTCAGAAACAAATAAATCCTGGCTTGGCTGGGACTTTTCCATGGTTGTCTAGACTTGCCATTAACTTCGAGGAATATCAGTTTAAAGGGTTAGTGTTTGAGTTTAAGTCTACCAGTGCAACAGCAATTGGTAGCACAAACACAGCACTTGGTGTTGTCATTATGGCGACTAATTATGATTCGAAGGATTTGGCTTTTGCTACCAAACAGCAAATGGAAGCTTATGAGTTTAGTTGTTCTACTAAACCTGCTGATAGCATGATACATCCTGTTGAGTGTATGCCTAATAAGAATGTACTCAACACATTGTATGTTAGAAATGATGCCACTGACTTGACCAACTCAGATATACGTATGTATGATCTTGGAGAGTTCCAATTGGCCACCTCTGGTATGCAGGCTGCTGCAACCATTGGTGAGTTGTGGGTTTCTTATCACGTTTGCTTGAAGAAGCCCAAACTCAATTCCCCACTGGGAGGTCCAGATGTGCCGTCGATAGTGTTCACGACACCATCATCCCTAGTGAAGCAAACGACACCGCTACCTGGTAGAAAATTGCGTGATATTTCTGTTTCCGATCCACTGTTTGGTTGTTTACAAGCAGGTTCATTGGATGTGACACGAAGTAGTTTTACTCGTTCGGATGACATTATTGTGTCTGAGCTTACGTTTAATATTCCAGGGAAATACTTGCTTCATTTTAGAGCACTTGTTGGTGACAAGATTTCAGGTTCTCCTACCTGGACCGATTCAGAAGGTGGGTCAAATGCAGATGTGTTGGTGATAGATCATGTCTCAATCACTGCAGATGATGGTGCTGATCAATCGGTAATGTCTGTCTTCATAACGGCTATTGAAGGCTCGAATAAAGTATATCCACAATTTGGACCATTTTGTGGAGCGGTGTTTGGTGTGCAAGTGTGCATAACTCCTTGGCAAAATGATCTTACTCCCGTGCCGTTTGCAGGGGGTTCGATCTTGCTCCCAAATAAGGGAGTGCCAAAGAGACAAGGCCACTAATGTGGCCACCAGGTGTTAGTTGTGTGTGGTTGGTTCCTTATATCATAACAAGTTATGTACCTCGCCCATGTGAAAGCATGGGGCAGGAATGACCTCTGTTGTGGTTTTAAGAAGGTGTGACAGTGTAACCCAAGTTGCTTATGAGGCGTGTGACCCGGCATGGTAATACATGTACCCGAAAGGGGAGTAGTACCGGACTAAGGTCGAAGTAAGTAATAAGGGCGGAGCTACACTTAGTTCCCCGTGTGAAGACCATTTGAGTGTATAAGAGTTTTGGCGGGCTCCAGATACAGACACATACAGGCTGCACTAGGTGATTACTTCCTCAC